CCGGCGGCATCGAGGTGGCGGACAGCGCGCACGGCGACGAGCCACGGCGCAACCCGGCGATTATCACGTGGCGGCAGGCGGCGGATATGTGCACGTCGCTCATGAACCTGCTGGGCATGTCGCCGGTGAGCCGGAGCCGGTTGCAGAGCGGCGACGAGGGGAAGGCTGATCCTTTCCTGGAGTTCCTGCGGAAACGCAATGGCCCGGAGTCGTAAGAGCCCGGCCGAACGGTACATTGACAACGTCATACGCGGCAAGGTTCCCGCATGCCGGTGGGTGCGCCTCTTCTGCGAGCGGCACAAGCGGGACCTGAAGACCGGCCGCAAGCGAGGGATCTACTTCGACCGCGACGCTGCCCAGCATGCGATCGACTTCTACCAGTTCCTGCGCCACAGCAAAGGGAAGTGGGCAGGCAAGACCATCGACCTGGAGCCGTGGCAGCAGGCGATCGTGTGGGTGCTCTTTGGCTGGCAGCGGCGCAAGACACGAACACGCCGGTTCCGCTCCGGCTACGTGGAGATTGCCAGGAAGAACGGCAAGACGACGATGGCCTCGGGGCTGGCGCTCTACATGATGCTGGCGGACGGCGAGGCCGGGGCGGAGGTGTACAGCGCGGCGACGAAGCGCGACCAGGCCAAGCTCGCATGGGATGAGGCCGGCCGCATGGTGAAGGCGAGCCCGTACCTGCGCCAGCACATCACGGTCCACAAGGACAAGATATTCCTGAAGTGGGACCAGGCCAGCAAGTACGTGCCGCTGGGGCGCGACTCCGACACGATGGACGGGCTGAACGTGCATTGTGCGATTGTCGACGAGCTGCACGCGCACCGCACGTCGGAAATCTGGGATGTGCTCGAGACGGGCACGGGCGCCCGGACGCAGGCGCTGATGTTCGGCATTACGACGGCAGGGTTCAACCAGTCGTCGTTCTGCTACGAGCGGCGCAAGTACACGTCGCAGGTGCTGGACGGTGTGATCGAGGATGATTCCCATTTCGGGATCATCTTCACGCTGGACGAGGGCGACGACGAGTGGGACGAAACGAACTGGATCAAGGCCAACCCGAACCTGGGCATCTCGGTCGACCTGGACGACCTGCGCGAGCAGGCACGCAAGGCGAAGGAGTTGCCCAGCGCGCTGACCTCCTTCCTGACCAAGCGGCTGAACATTTGGACACGCGCGGCGGAGCACTTCATCCACCCGGACAAGTGGCGGGCGTGCGGCGGTGCGTTCGATGTGGCGGCGCTGGATGGGCGCACCTGCTACGCCGGGCTGGACCTCTCCAACACGCTGGACATTACGGCCTTTGTGCTGGTCTTCCCGCCGACGGAGGACGACCCATTCTTTCGGGTCCTGCCGCGCTTCTGGGTGCCGGAGACGGCCATGCACGAGCGCAGCCGGCGCGACCAGGTGCCCTATGATGCGTGGTGCCGCGACGGGTGGATCACGGCGATTCCGGGCGATGTGATCGACTATGAGTGGATCTACCGGCAGATTGACGAGGATGCGCAGCGCTACGACCTTCAGGAGATCGGGTTTGATCGCTGGGGAGCTGCGGCCATCTATCTGTGGATGGCGAACCGGGGCATGACGGTGGTCCAGATTGGGCAGGGGTACGCCTCCATGTCGGCGCCGATGAAGGAGTTGGAGAAGCTGATCGTCTCGCGCGGGCTGGCGCATGGCGACAATCCGGTGCTGACGTGGATGGCCTACAACATGGTGGCGATGCGCGATGCGGCGGGGAATGTGAAGCCGGACAAGAAGAACTCCGGGGAGAAGATCGACGGCCTGGTGGCGATGATCATGGGGCTGGCCAGGGCGACGCTGCACGATCCGGACGCGCTGCGCAGCGTCTACGACCAGCGGGATGTCAGGGAGTTGTGAGGTGTTGGGGTGATCAACGCCGTCGGGCCGTGGGTGTTTCTGGTGGCGTTCGTGTTTTTGCTGATTGGCGTGGGGGTGCTCGATGGCAGTTAGCGGCGGGGCGACGACGGCGTATGTGTGCCAGGTGCACGGCTATGAGTTGACATGCCAGCCGACGACGCGGCTGCGGACGGAGTGCGCCACGGTGGATCATGCGTTGCAGATTCTCGCCCGCGGCGAGCGGTGCGTGGTGGCCGGGAGCGACATGGCGGCGCTGCGCATGCGGTTGCAGCAGGTGGGCGTACAGTAGTAACGGAGGGGCGTGTGCTGGATATGCTACCGACGGAGCGGATTGGGCGGGCGACCTGGCTGCTGGCGCAGGGCCGGACGATGACGGTGCGCGAGGTGGCGGAGGTGCTGGAGATTACGCCACGCGGCGCGCGGGCGATGCTCGAGCGGTTGAGCCGGGTGGTGCCGCTGGTCGACGATGGCGGCGTGTGGCGCGTGGCCAGCACGGAGAGGACACCGAGCGATGGCTAAGTGGCGACGGGGCGGCGGCGGCCGGCGGCGATGGGTGATCGAGTACGTGCCGAAGCCGGTCGAACCGGAGCCGGAACCGATAACCCCAGAGGTTAAGAAAACGGTCGATCCATTCGAGCATGACGACCCGTACGATATTCGCAATGCGCTGGCGGCCATGGAGAACGAGCGGCCGGCGGAGACTACAGAGACAGTGAACTAGCAGTTCCCTCAAGCGTGCTACCTTCAAGGCATGACGAAGTTTTCTCGAGAAAACTCTTTCATCGACATCCTGCCGCTGATCGGCCTGCTGCTGATCGGCGCGGCGGTGTACCTGACGTGGGGGCTGGCGGCGACGCTGGCCTATGCGGGCGCGGCGCTGATTGTGGTGGCGGTGGCGCTGGCGCTGATGCCGGTGGGGCGGTCTACATGAGTGTGATGCGTGCTCTGCTGGCGCCGGTGGCCAAGCGTTTCCACCCGTCGCAGGATATGGATTGGAGCGCCGTGTTTGGTGGCCAGGCGGCGATTGCCGGGATGCCGGCGCCGTCGATCGGCGAATCGCTGGCGCTGCCGTCGGTCTTTGCTTGTATCCGGGTGCTGGGCGAGACGGTGGCCGGGCTGCCGCTGATTACCTACCGCGAGACGCGCAACGGCGGCCGCGAGCGGGCGACCAATCATCCGCTTTACCGGGTGCTGCGCCGCCAGCCAAACCCGGAGATGACGGCGTTCGAGTTCGAGGAGCTGATGACGTCGCACTGTGCCGGCTGGGGCAATGCGTATGCTCAGATCATTCTCGACGGCGGCGGGCGGGTGCGCGAGCTGTGGCCACTGCGGCCGGATCGCATGGCGGTCGAGCGCAAGGCCGGCGTCGTGCAGTACACCTACCGGCAACAGAACGGCCAAGAGGTGACGCTGGCGGCCTGGCAGGTGCATCACCGCCGGGCGATGGTGCTGGACGGGCTGACGGGGATCAGCCCGCTGCGCGTGGCGATGCTGGCCGTGGCGCTGGGGATGGCGACCGAGGAGTTCGGCGCCAGGTTTTTTGCGCAGGGTGCGCGGCCGGGCTTCCTGTTGAGCCATCCGGGCACACTGACGGACAAAGCCTATGAACGCCTCAAGGCGACGTGGGATGCATCGACGCTGGAGAATGCGCACAAGACGCGCATCATCGAAGAGGGGATGAAGGTCGAGCAGATCGGCATTCCGCCCGAGGAAGCGCAATTCCTGGAGACGCGGCGCTTTCAGGCGCAGGAGGTGGCCCGGTTGTTCCGCATGCCTCCGCACAAGATCGGACTGTTGGAGAATGCGACGTTCTCCAACATCGAGCACCAGGCCATCGAGTTTGTCACCGACACGATCCGGCCGTGGCTGATTCGCAACGAGCAGGCGATGTTCCGGGATCTGCTCTCTGACAGCGAACAGGCGGCGATCTATTTCGAGTACCTGGTGGACGGGCTGTTGCGTGGCGACACGACCAGCCGCTACCAGTCCTATGCGGTGGCGCGGCAGTGGGGCTGGCTGTCGGCCAACGACATCCGCCGCATGGAGAATATGCCGCCGATCGACGAGGGCGGCGACGTCTATTTGCAGCCGCTGAATATGTCGCCGGCGGGGATGTTTGGCGACCCGCAGGCGGCACGGGCGATTGACCCGGCCTGGATTGCGCCGCTCGTCGAGCACCAGGCGCGCAAGCTGACCCGGCGCGAGGCCAACGACCTGCGGCGCAAAGCCGTCAGCGTTGTGCGCAAGGACGACGGCAACTTTGGCGAGTGGGCTGCGCAGTTCTATGACGGGTGGATGTCGGCGGCCGGCGAGGAGCTGGCGGCGACGGTGGCGGCGGCGGCGCGTGCCTCCGGCCGCAGTGAGACGACGCTGGCCAACGCGGTGCACGGCGCACTGTGGGAGCGCACGAAGCGCAGCCTGGGCCAGGTGCGGCTGGTGGTCGACGAGTGCGGCGCCGGCGGGGAGAGTGCGGAGAACGCGCTCGAGCGCTATGCCGACACGATCGAGGAGGCCGGTGCGCAGGCGCTGGCGGCCAGCCTGATGACGGTGCTGGTAGAGGTTGGAGGGACACATGCCACAGGGAATTGAACGGCGCTTTGCGCCGACAGAGTTGCGGGCGGCGCGCAAGGACGGCGCCAGCATGCCCACGATCGAGGGCCATGCGGCGGTGTTCGATTCGCTGTCCGTCGAGTTGTGGGGATTCTATGAGGAGATTGCGCCGGGCGCATTCGCCGACAGCATCGAGGCCGGCGACGATGTGCGGGCGCTCTTCAACCACGACCCGAACTATGTGCTGGGCCGAAGCCGCAACGGCACGCTGCGCCTGGCGGAAGATGAAGTCGGGCTGCGCGTGGAGTTCGAGCCGCCCGACACGCAGCAGGCGCGCGACGTGGTGACGCTGATCGAGCGCGGCGACGTCAACCAGATGTCCTTTGCGTTTGCGGTGCTCGAGGAAAAATGGCGCATCGACGACATGGAGCGCTATGTGCGGCGCATCATGCGGGCGAAGCTGTACGACGTCAGCCCCGTGACCTATCCGGCCTATCCGGCGACGGATGTGGGCGTGCGGGCGGCGGACGGCTCGCCGATGTTTGGGGAGATTCCGGAAATTCCGGCCGACCTGGTGCAGGGGCGCCAGGCGGCTGCCGACGGCGACCAGGCGCAGGGGCGCTTGGAGGTGCTGCGGCTCCGGTTGGAAGTTGCAGAGCGAGCGTAGGCGCACGGCGCCACGCCAATAGCCAGTGAGGTAGGAATCATGGCAAATCGTATTGCAGAGCTGCGCCAGGTTCGTGCGCAGCGCATCAGTGAGGCCCGGCAGTTGCTCGACGCGGCAACCGCGGCGCAGCGCGAGCTGACGGGCGAAGAGCGCACGGCCTGGGAAGCGGCCATGGCCGAAGAGGCACGGCTGCACGACCAGATCGAGGCAGAGGAGCGCACAGCGCGCGCCGAGGCGACGCTGGGCACGTTTGACCGCATGGCAGAGGATGAGGCACGCAGCGGCAAGCCTGGGCATCGCTTCCAGGCGCGCTCGCTCCAGGCGCTCAACAGCGGTGCGCCGTCCGCAGAGTGGCGCACGCTGTTGGCAACGCTGAATCCCGAACATCGCAGCGCGTGGTCGCAGTACATGTTCACCGGCGAGAAGCGTGCGCTTCAGGTGGACCTGGACACGGCCGGCGGCTTCCTGGTGACGCCGATGCAGGTGGTTGATCAGCTGATCAAGGCCATCGACGACCAGGTGTTCATCCGCCAGCATGCGACGGTGCTCGCGGTGCCGAACGCCGACAGCCTCGGCGTGCCGACGCTGGAAGCCGACCCGGCCGACGCCGACTGGACGTCGGAACTGGGCACGGGCAGCGAAGACAGCACGATGAGCTTCGGGCGGCGCGAGCTGCACCCGCACCCGGTGGCCAAGCGGCTGAAGATTAGCCGCACGCTGCTGCGCAAGGTTCCGAACTCTGAGGGTCTGGCCATGCAACGGCTGGGCTACAAGTTCGGCATCACGCAGGAAAAGGCGTTCCTGACCGGCACGGGCAGCAATCAGCCGCTCGGCGTCTTCACGGCCAGCAACTACGGCATCAGCACCGGCCGCGATGTGGCGACGGGCAACAGCGCGACGGCCATCGCCATGAACGGGCTGATCAACGCCAAGTACGCGCTCAAGGCCGCGTACTGGCCGCGGGCGCGCTGGATCTTCCACCGTGACGCGGTCAAGCAGATCGCACTGCTGCGCGACGACAGCGGCGCCAGCGCGGGCACGGGCCAGTATCTGTGGTATCCGTCGGTGCGCGACGGGGAGCCGGATCGCCTGCTCGGGCTGCCGATGGATGTGAGCGAGTACGCGCCGAACACCTTCACCAGCGGGCTCTATGTGGGCATCCTGGGCGACTTCAGCAACTACTGGATCGCCGACAGCCTGGCGTTGGAGATGCAGCGTCTCGTCGAGCTCTATGCCACGACCAACCAGGTGGCCCTCATCGGCCGCATGGAGTCGGACGGCATGCCGGTGCTCGAAGAGGCGTTCGTGCGCGTGAAGCTGGGTTAAGTTGCGAGGGGCGAGGGGCGTGAGTTCCTCTCCCTCTCTCTAGCAATAGGAGCATAGAGACATGAATCTCTTCAAGAACGTGAGTGTGCGTGAGGTGGGCGCGCCGGTGGCGGCCGCTGCCAACACGGACAGCAACAGCGACCGCATCGACATGAGCGGCTTCGAGGGCGTGATGTTCGTCTGCCCGATCGAGGACAGCGTGGCGACGGGCGTGGCGACGCTCAAGGTGGAGCAGAACACGGCCGACAGCGACAGCGGCATGGCGGCCCTCTCCGGCGCCAGTGCGGCGGTCACGTGCGCCACGAACGACGACGTCAACGGCACGCTGCTGGTGGTCGATGTCTACCGGCCGACGGAGCGCTATGTGCAGGCGGTGCGCACGAGCGCCACGGCGAACATTGCGTTCGGCACGGTGACGGCCATTCTCTACGGCCCGCGTGAATTGCCGGTGACGGCGCATGCGACCGTGGCGGCATCGGCCGTGGTGGCCGGTCCTGCCGAGGCATGAGGGTAGCGGGGCAGGGGGCTTTTACGTTGGCCTCCTGCCCTGATTGGAGCGAGTGATGCAAGTACGGATGGTGACGATGGCGGCCGGGCCGCTGGGCGTGCTGCAAGCGGGCCAGGTGGTCGAAGTGACGGAGGCCATGGGCGCCGAGTTGATTGCGATCGGTGCGGCGACGGCGGTCGACGTCGAAAGCGTGCTGGCCGTGGAGCATGCGGTGGCGCCGCCGGCCGAAACGGCGACGGCGAAGCGAAAGCGGAAATAGTATGATCGGTAGCTGGGTGCTGGTCACGCCGCCGGCCGAAGAGCCGGTGACGCTGACGGAGATCAAAGATCATCTGCATATCAGCAGCACGGCGGAGGACAGCCTGTTGAC